ACCCCTGAATAATTGAGCTTCCCGCCACTGCTGCCGCAACCCAAGACATACTATTCCCCTATCTTCGTATAACTGCTATCTACAAGAGATGCCTGTAACTTACTTAAATCTTTTTCATTCGTGATATGAACGTTTGTGCAAATACAATCTTCTAGCGCAAATCCGGCCCTTTTGGTCCCAGCCGCACAAACCACTTGATATGGGGCCTCTATATCCTTTGCACCTTCTTCTGTAAACACCCGCAGCCGACCCTTAGACAACATGAAAATGTGCTCTGTGCGATGCGTCATACCAGTAAGCACACTATCCTTCGGGAGATGGATTGTTCTAGCATAGAAATGCTTCCCGAATACATGATCAGTCTCAATATCGGCCTGTGGGAGTTTTAGCAACTCTTTTTCAAGCGCAATGATTTTGTCCTTATTTGACTTCTTACAATCTACCCATGCCGCGCTGAATTTTGCTACTTGATAATTCATACCGTTACCCCATTAGCAATCAACGCCGATCGCAACTGATTAACAAGCGCCTTCAAATCGTTAATCATTCCCTGCTCTGTTGCTGTGTATGTCGCGCCAGCAGTGGATGATATGGCCGCGTTAACCGCATATGCTGTTTGTGCTGTTTTGCCATTGCAACCAAATCCACCGCCTACTGTCATTGTCGTTGAAAACGCCCCTGATGTGGCACCAGTTAAAGCGCCAGTCATCGCTAGTGTGGTCGTTGAAACTCCAGCAGAAAAGGCATGTGCAGCAGTCCACGTAGGCGATATTCCTAAATCTATAGCTGGAGCTGCATCTGCCCGCATGAAATGCGTGGATACTCCATTCACAGCCGATAATCCAACGGCTCCAGTTGGGTTAGCTCCTGTGGGATATGCAGGAACCGCCCACGTACCGTCTTCGCGGTAGAAAGTAGTTGTCGATACGCCATCGCCCCCTAGACTACCAGTAGGAATTACTCCCGTCGCCATGCCAGTGAAGTCTGATACTGCGCGCGTCCATGCTGCGGCTCGCTCTGTGAGCGTGTAATCCGGCCTTGTCCAAGCCGTAGTTGGCTCGAAGTTTCTGACTCTAGATGCCAAGATAGGCCCCCGTGATGTTTCTTTTCACTGGGTCCGTGATGGTCACTTCAAAAACGATGCGCCTACCGCCTCCCACACGATTCCACCGGCACCTTGCTTCATATTCACCAATACGCCCGAATGATGACCATAGAGCATTGCTCCACGTTTTCCCGCCATCTTTTGAGCACCTCAGCATCGCTTGAGGATTCGATCCTTGCCCAGTCGTGAGCCCGTAACCAACATCCATGTCTAACTGCAATGAAGTAGATGGTTGCTGCGCTAGCCCGCTTTGCAAAATTCCACACGTTCTGATAGCTGGCATTGGGTCACCATCGTCAGCATAGATGTCGAGGGAGTATTCGCCGACAAGATGCTTTCCAGCGAAGTAAACATGACATCTCGGCTTGATTCTGTATAAATCGCCGCTGGAATGCCTCCATGCGCGTTGATGCCACTCATTAGTGGACACATCAAAAACCCAGGTTTCATTTCCTGACGTAGATGACAGAACATAGAACGCATGACCTTCGTCTGTATAAGTAAAGGCCTCCGCATCGCTCATGTCTGGCCATTGTTTGATTGCATACTCAATCGCAGGCGTTGAGATTCTCTGTGGAGCCCCGCCTGCGATCATCCATACAGAACCAGCGCCCTTGTCGTCTCCGCCCAGGAAAAACACCGAATCCATCTCTGCAATGGAATCTTTGGCGACACAGCCAACCTCAAAAACGCTGCCGTCAATTCGAGAAAATGGAATATCTGCGCTGGTTCCAGTGTCATACCATGCACGTACAGCTTTGGACCCAATGATATACATGGTTCGACGAGAAACTTTTACTCCCATCAAAATATCATTGGCTGAATTATCTACTTTGAAACTAAGAGGGTCAAAAGTGGCAGTTTGGTAATCTGACCAAAAGTATGTGTTGGAGTTATTCTCGGTTGAAACAAAATAGTCGTCCAGAGAATCAACAGCCCCAATATCGCTCATCACAAGTGATGCGGCAGTTCCCCCTAAAGTCATTGCATACAGACTTCCAGATGAAGCTACAAGTACATTGCTCCCATCGCACGATATTGTTACTGGCCGCCCATCGTCAGAAATAAGCCCAATCTGAGTTTCTGCAAACGAATTGTCAACGCTATAGACATAGCCGCCACATACCATGATGCACACAGTATCTGATACCTTAAGGAATCCCCTGCACCCACTCCCTGTAAGGGTAAATAGTAGCGACCTACCAGGGCACCCGATCAATTGCGCAGGCGCTTTTCCATTCCCAGGCTCAAGGTAGTAATTTATCAACTTCTGGGTTGAAAAATTTTCACTCCGTCCGCTTGCTGCTGGGCCGATGAACGGAAAAGACTGCATCACTACACCTGATAGAAATTGAAGTATGTAAATCCATCTACGCCGCGATTCGGCAAATCCATATGCATTGTTCGGTAGTTTGTCCTACGAATCGCTCGTTTCTGCGATAGATACATCGCATCTAGGCGCGGATTGGGGGGGATGTTGAAATCCGGGGCTAAATCAATTGCCAACCCACATTCGATCATTCGCCGATATCCTGGCGGGAAATCGTAGGTTGTGGTTGTTGCCGTCGCCTCTCCTCCTGGGGCTGGCGTGATGAGATGCAACTCAACACTCGCAGTTGGAACAGGCCAGAAATACACGGTACCAGTAGGCGTGCCGCCATCATAGAAACACACAGCTGGGGCTACTGAAGACTCCGAAGTCTTAAGACAAATGGCGTTGTAGTCCACCTCAGACACTGGCGTAAGCCCGTAATCAACCCCGCTCACACGCGAAAACGACCCACTAAGAATCTTCACCGGACGCGTCATGGCGATTTGCATGGCTGGGCCGATGGTCCGCGAGGAAGTATTAGCGGGAAGTGTCGCTGTTGTTTTCGTTGTCGTGTAGTTGAAAAAACCTTCGCTTTCAAGCGACAGCATCAGCGAATTAAGCCGCTTTAAGCCTACATCAGCATCCTCAGCTGATGGCGTTTCACCAGCTTGCAGCACGTTGAGCTTGCTCATTGCTGCCTCGATAAGGTCAAGTGCTGTAGTTGACATCGCTAACCTTTGTGTTCACTTCCACCCGGCTGCTTTAATAGAAACTCATGGAAGTTACCGGGGAATGGCTCATCGCCAAGCCAATGCGTAAGAGAGATATCCGGCTTGATCCACACATCTCCGCATTTCTCACGCCAGCGACGACAAAAAGCGTAATCCTCACCCCACCACAGGCGATCCCATGCGCCATGGTTGAAAAGATCGACGCTCTGATGATATCTCGGCCCGTAACACAACTCAGGATAGGCATCCATGAATTTGTCTACTGCCTCTTTTGTGATTTTAAGGAATCCAGCTGGCGCTACCGACGCCTTGATGCATCCATCATCTCGGACAACAGGCGAGCCGTCCGCCCCAGAGAACACGGCACCCATATACTGTTCTTCTGGGATTTTGCACCGATAGGTGCCAGCAATCACGTCGCCCTCAGTCTCGATTAGACTTAGTAGCGCTTCTGGCGGCCACTCCAGGTCATAGTCCAGAAAAACGATCACATCAGCGCCATGATCTAGTGCTTTGCGCAGCATCTTTGCGCGAGCACCTCCGATGTAGGGATTGTTAATCTCCTGCACTAATGCCTCATCCCATCCAGCATCCTTAATCAGTGGGATTGATGCCTCAAGCGACTCAATGAATTTGGGGTACGGCCTTTTGACGATCGGCACGCAAAAGATGACCTTTTTCTTGGCATCTTTAGGCTTGTCTTCATCAAATCCGTACATACTCATTTTGTCCCTATGCCAATTAGTTGATAACAGGTGAGTCGTTTTGTGATAGTCGAAAAACCAGCTCGGTCCATCGCACTTTTCAGAGTATCCGACACAAACCCGCAGTGATGCGCCATGTATGGGAAATTTTCTAGCAATGTCGGGTCGCCGTACAAGAGGTGCAGGCCGCTCATTCCAATCTCTGGGATGATTTCATCTGTAGCCTTAACATCCTCAAGATCAGGGACCTGAATGATTGCCATACCTCCCGGCTTGAGAACGCGGTAGAACTCGCTCAAAGCCTTCGGAACATCGTGTGGGTATAGATGTTCCAGAGCGTTATTGCATGACACAGCGTCGAACGGCCCAACATCGCCTAAATTTGTCATGTCACCAACGATATCAGGGCTGGTCTGAGGATCGATGTCTAACCGAACCACTAACCAGCCCTGGTCCTTCCATTGCTGACCTTCACCACCACAGCCAGCAATAAGGACGGTGCGCACTTAGGCCGATCCCTTCCACAAACCCATACCCGTAAGCGTGGCCGCTAAAAAAAAAAAAAAAGCTGCGAGGTTGGATGTAACGCTGATGTATGAATTCGCAGAAACGACTGATG